TAGTAGTATGCTCCTTGAAAAGCAATCAAGAGATAAAACTAATGAGGTAGTATAATTGAGGTAGTTTTAAAGGGAAAGGGGTTGGGATGAGGTAGAATGTTGTGGTTAGTATTAAGCAAAGCATAGCCAGAACGAAATTTACATCCAATGGATTAATAAAACATTAGTTTGATATCATTTATAAAGAGATAATAATGATTAGTATTAGTCAGTATTAACAAAAATTTATAGATCACAGGTAATCAACCCGTCAGCAGTCAGTCTCATTGATTATCATTTCCCAACGATCTATGATGCCCATAGAAACTACCTAAGATTACCACATCTGATGTATATGACTTATACCTAATGAGTAAATACGGCTAAATATTCTTAATTATCTTAACTTACCTAAATCACTTAACCTCAACTAATTACCTAAACTTAACTAATTACTTAAACTTAACTAATCACTTAAATCTAACTTATCTAATTACTACAAATCAATTATGGCCCTTAACCCTAAATTAGTGCAATAAACCCATTGCCCACCCATCACATTGTAACTGATAGTAGTCACATTCCCGATTAGTGTAAAGCCCTGAAATGATTAATATTTGGCACAAGCCCAGAAAGCCCTCATCAGCCCTTTAACCATCCACATTTAAAGCTTTAAAGGTTCCTGGTTTGAAATCTCCTTCACTTTAGTGTCAACTAAGGACTGTGCTAACTGCCTTAGCTCAGGATCCATGTCATCACCAAGGTGAAAGTGGTTTACTGCTTCTTTTCCCCAATGGAGCATGTAGAGGATGATTATCCTTTGGTCTAGTTGAATCCCCATAGACTGTGTCCTTCGAAGATATGACTGATAGAATGCAGATTTCTTCTTCAGTTTTTCCTCAGCAGTTCCCACAGATTTTGATGCCATGATGGTGTTTCTCATATCTTGAAGTATTGCGAAGAAAGCTCCAAGCTCAGGCATCCCAGCAATATATAGTGCTGTTGGTGGACACCGGTCTGGTGCACAGGCAAAAACCCACACAGAGTGAGGGACAGCAATGTCTTTAAATAGGGTGGCACCTTCAGACTCAGCTGTATCAATTAAGTCTTCAATGTCAGGAAGAATAGACTCTCTCACCTGACTTTGCCTTGCCAGAAAATATGCCCGATTTGTGGTTGTAAATGCCTCAGATGGAACCTTTGGCTTCTGCAAAAATGGACACTCAGCAGATAAGAAATTATCAATACGATCCATCCAATCCTTTACAAAAAAACCAAAACCGATGACACCCATTACTGGGCTAATTATATTCCTGGCTTTGACTTGAGCTGGGAAAAGGCCACATGCAATTGTCCGGAACCTTCCAGGTGTTATTTCATCAGCCTTCATTGTTGACTGTGCAGTGGGCATCGACACATAAAGATGTTTAGGCTTTCTTATCCCATTTACCTCTTCGAAGGATGAATCATCTTTAAATCTGATCCTGGTGCCTTTGTTTTCTTTCACAGTCTGCCTCCCTCTTGTGGATAACATGTAGAGGGCTTTCAAGATGATTGGTAGTGCAAATCCGAGGATATAAGCACCAATTGACCTCCAATCAGCTGTTTGACCACTAGGCTCTTCAAGATCAATGGAGTTCACATCCAAGACATTGCCATAACGAAGTGTAGATTTTTCCTTCAAATGGTCATCAGGCTCAATCCCTGTTGGATCAACTGGTTTTGAAGCCAATTTTTGAGCTGCCACCAAATCTGCCAGCTGCCTTTTGAGTTCTCCGAGCTTGGTTTCCAGTGTAGACACAGCTGCCCTTCTCCCCTGTAGTGTACTTTTGTTAACTTCATCCGGGTCCACTTCAACTGCTCTCTCGGCATCTTTAAGCTTTTGCCGTGCAGTAACAAGCTGCTGTTCATGTAGGGTGATATTTTCCTGCACTTCTTTGAGGGTGCTCATTCCAGCTTTAGTCATAGTAGCTTCTCAAGGAGTCTACTACTA